GCGTTACGGTCAATCCCTCACCTTTACGTTTCGTATAAAGCGCGATAATGTGGAGATAGCGCAAGGCACTCCGGTAACGGGCGCAATGCTTGGCGATCTTTACAACGTCGATATTGCAGGCGTTACGGATAATCAAATACTAAGTTACGACGCGGCAACAGGCAACTGGGTACCGGCGGATGACGCGGGCGGCTTGGTGGACAGCGTGAACGGCTTGACGGGCACGGTTATATTAAACTTCGATGATTTAAATGACGTTGATACGGGCACGCCTAGCGACGGGCAACTAATTGCATACCAGCAAGGCGAATGGGTTACAATTGACCAAGACGAAATACACATTCCCATTAACAGCGTCACGGGCTTACAAACCGAACTGAATACGATACCGACCGATTTAAACGACTTAAGCGACGTTTCGATAGTTGGCACGCCTACGGGTAATCAAGCTCTTATATACGACGGAACGGCCAACGTATTTAAGTCGTTGCCGAACTTCACTAACCGATTCGAAGACGAAGCCGAAATAAACAAGCAGGGCATTACGCCATTTGCCGAGCGCGTCTATACGGTCAAGGCAGACGGCGACGGTATCTTCATAGACGCTGAGAGCGACACCCCTACAGCGGGGAAGGTTATTAAGCGCAAGATCTACCAAAAGGCGGGCTTCCTTGAAAGCGGGGCGGTGATTGGTGACTTTACTTTGATCCACACCTTCGCAGACGATACCGCTTATTCTGCTACGGAAAGCACCTTCGAAGGCTTTAGGGACGGCGATACCTACGGGACTCCCCCGTTCACGTTGATACAAACGTGGGAAGAGGTTACAGCCGCGCCTACCTTCACGGGGTTATTAAACGAGAGTTACGGAAGCGGAGCCGCCGCCGCATTTGGAACGAGACGCTTAAACGGAAATTACAGCGGGGATTGTATGACCATCCGTCGGGCAAGCGACGGCACTACGCAAGCGATTGGATTCGTAGGCGAAGAAATCGACGAGAGCGCCATAACGACTTTTTGCACAGGTACGACGTGTACGGTTCAGACATGGCACGACCAGAGCCAGACGGGCGGCACGGGAAGCGGTAACGATGCAACTCAAACGACACCCGCAAATCAACCGACTATCTACACGGGGGGAGCCTTGGTAAAAGACGGCGGGCGCTTGGCTTTGAGTTTTGATAACGATAAATTAAGCCTTTCATCAACCATTGATTTCATAACCATTGGAACAGTAGTGAATTTTGATGGAACGCTTACCAATAATTTTATAACAAGCGAAGAAAACTCTGTCGGGGGAATTTGGATAGGCTCGACAACTTTAAGTTTTGATGGCACGGGCACGGATGAAGCGAGATACTCCATAAATGGGGGTACTCCTTCCGCCTATGCGGAAAATCATACAATTAGCGATTATTCTAATAATCAAATTTTGCTGTTCGCAAACTATGATTCAGGGATGAATTCGTCTTTAAATACGATTGGTTACTACAACATACCATTAAATTATAAAGGAACGATTCAAGAAATAATTCTATACAATTCCGACAAATCCACCGACAGGACAAGCATCGAAGGCAATATATCAGCGTACTACCAAAGCGCGAAACTGCTAGACGAGTCTTTCGGCTCAGGAGCAGAAGCGGCATATTCTACTCGAAAGCTACGACGCGCTCAAACCGACTGCATGGTAATCCGTAGGGCTTCCGATTCTACGACTCAAACCATCGGCTTTGACGCTAACGGAAACATCGACGAAAGTGCCATAAATACCTTCTGTTCAGGCACAACTTGCACGGTGTATCAATGGCTTGACCAGTCAGGAAACGGCAACACAGCGACCGCACCAAGCACGGGAGCAGAGCCGACAATTTACACGGGGGGCGCGTTGGTGAAGGATAATGAAAATGTTGCGCTCGATTTTTCGTCAGGCGCGCTAAGTTTAGACGCTACAATATCAAACCAATCGCAACCTTTTAGTTTTTACAATGTATTTCAATACAATACTACAAGTTATAGCGCAAAGCGTTTTTTAAGCACAGAAAACAATCAAGTAAATAGAGCTAGGACTTTCTCCATAAGTGACAATTATATTTCTTCGGGAACTGCGCTGGCTTTTGGTGTTGAAGGTTGGGCAGACTTAAACCAAGTGCAAGAAACTTTAATATATGACGGTAGCAATTCAATCGTTAGAGGTTCAGGTTCTCAAATGGTTACGGGAAATTCTGGAACAAACTCAACAGGAGTAACGATTAAAATAGGTGCGCGGCAAGACGGTGCGCAGGATTTTGATGGATTAGCTCAAGAAATAATTCTATACAGCGGTTCAAAAAGCGCCAGCGACCGAACAAGCGTAGAGGAAAACCAAGGCGACTACTTCACCCAAAACACGCCACTCCTCGACACGTATTCAGGTGCGGCGGCTTGCTATTCTTTGCGACTGATGCGCACAGCCTACACGGGTTCAGCGATCCGCGTCCGTAGGTCGTCAGACAACACCGAGCAAGATATTGGATTCAATGTATTTTCAGAGCTCGATACGGTTTCTCTTTTGGCTTTCGCAGGTGCTGGAGATGCGTTCGTCAAGACTTGGTATGACCAAAGCGGCAACAGCAACGACGCGACGCAGACCACCACAGCGAACCAACCTAAAATTGTTTCAAGCGGTGCGGTAATCGTGGAGGACGGTAAACCAGCGGTTGAGTTTGACGGAAGCGATGATTTTATGCTAACTTCATACACCTTAGCAATTTCGACCAATAGCTATTCAAATTTTGTTGTTGCAAAGACACAGAATAGCGCAGTTCAGCAGAATATAATTCAGGGCGGCAGAACTCACTTATTATTTACATCTTCCAATTATATCGGTTCATATATTGGCGGCTCATTGACACTAAGCGCGGCAACAGTAGGAACGGGGCAATTAAGCGCGAACTATGTCTACAATACTTCTACAAATGCGCTGTCTATTAATGTGAACGGGGCAACTGTCGCAAGTTCTACAAGGACAGGAAGTAGCAATAACGTCATGCGTATCGCTCAAGCGAACGATGGGCGATTTGAATTGGACGGATTTATTCAAGAAATTGTTATTTATTCTTCCGACGAATCCGCCAACCGCTCGAACATCGAGAGCAACATAAACACCTTCTATTCTATCTACTGATGAACGGATATATCATAGTGCTCCCCGAAGGAACGCTAACAAGCGAACACCGAGCCAAAGCCATAACGCGCGAACTGTACAACATTACCGCGCCGTTGGTCACTCAGGAACCGTATCAAAAGGATGGGACGGTATTCGGCGTTATCGAACACCCTGACGGCATTCAATTCGCTTTGCAGGTAGACACGGAATACAACATCCCGGTAAGCCCTATGGCGACGCTTGAGAAGCTCATCACGCTTATGCTCGAATTGAGCGAGGTAGAAATACGACAACTTTCAAGCTACGTCCTCAACTCGCAGTCTTTCCCGTTTGGGGCAATCGTTCCAAGTACGACGACGGTAAGGACTTACGAAGAAATGGTGGCGCTGGGTTGGTTTCCGAATGAAAATGAAATTGATTAACTTGCAGCCATGAAGGTAACAATTCAAAAAGCGTGCAAGCTACACGGTAACAACTGGAAGAAAGGCGATACGCCTTCAGTTACTGCGGAATTTGCGAAGGAACTTAAAGACAAGGGATATCTTGACGCTCCAAAGAAAAAAACCGAATCAGAAAATAACGACTTAACAAAAGAATAAAATGGCCATTTTTAACGGTACAGAATTAGGCGTGTACATTGGCGGAACGCTAATAGCAGCCGCCACAGATTGCTCAATCTCTGTGAGCATGGAAACGATTGATATCACAACAAAAGACAGCGCTGGATGGCGTGAGCTTTTGGGTGGCACAAAATCGGGATCTATGAGCGTCAGCGGTTTGATTGATTACAACGATGGAGCAAACAAAGACGTAAACGATTTATTTACCGCGCTTTCAGATCGCACGGCACTCACTTTGAAGTTTGCAAAAGCAAATC